ATTACAACTCAAGGAATTGCGTAAGAAAGAGATCGATTCTCTTAATAAGGTCTACGGATTCATCCGTAGTTTAATATTAAGAGAACTTTCTAAGTCACTTTTATTCATTATTTTTAACAAACAAAAGTCGATACTTCGAAAAATAGACGTTACAACTCTATCACATCGAGTAAAGGAAGATTGCATCATCTATAAGAATTTCATTCTTATAGGACGAATCGACCCTTGCTCAATGGAAAAGGGTTGACGAAAGGTGAATCGTAAGAATATGATTCCGCCCTACGTCAACGATTTGATCCAAAAGGGAAATTTAATTCCGATTTGGGATCGAATCATGTTTCTATCGTATTTACGTTGATATCGCAAAATTTCCCTACCAGTGGTGGCAACATTTGAAACCTTAACTGACCCTATAAGGGCAGAACAGGAATTAAATATAGCTGTCATTGGAAAGGATATTTTGACTCATTGATCTACTATTTCTTATGACCTAGATCTTAAGGATACTGTTCAATCTATAAAACTATCAAAACTCTCAACGTACTTTGGACTTGTTCATGGTCTCATAAAAGGGACTATGTTCACGTCTTCCGGTCCGATGGGAGTTTCGATATGAAGTCGTATTTTCGAAATCAAAGCCTTGGTAGATATACCTGAATACTTACTAGTTCTTAATAAGTTCAGGTTCCGCCTTGGCATGATGTTGTCTGTTAACAGAGCTTCACTAACTTTTTGAGGTCATTTAAACCTCTTTAGGTTATATGTGAAGAGTTTTCAGATTCCAGAAAAGCTTCCGCCAATCCTACAAGGTTTAAAACAATCCATTTTGAATAGAGACAAGAAACGTTTACGTTATCTTGCGACTTTTCCTGATGGACTTGGTAAATTCCGAGTAGTAGCGATTGCCGACTGGTTAACACAACAGTCATTAGTTGTTTTTCATAACATTCTAATGAAACAGTTGAAATCGATTAAAACTGACTACACTTTTGACCAAGATAAATCCATTTCTACAATTAAGAAATGAACTATCGAGGGAAAAAGGTTGTATAGATATGATTTATCCGCTGCAACTGATCGTCTACCCGTTGTCCTCCAAGCACTAGTTTTGAACCAGTACTTTGGAGACTCCGAGATGATTAGGAAGTGACTAGATATCATGGTAGGTATACCCTTCCAGACCCGTCAAGGCAAGTACGTGTACTATGCCGTTGGCCAGGGAATGGGGATGTACTCATCATGAGCATCTATGGCACTTCTTCATCACGTTTTAGTGCGACTTGCCGCAGCCCGCTGTGGGTATAAGAAGTTTACTTCTTATATGATCCTAGGCGATGATATTGTAATTGCGAATCAGGAGGTTGCCATTGAGTACCAGAACATCATTACCTGTTTAGGTGTAAAGATCTCTAAGATTAAGTCTGTGATTTCATCACCAGACTTTGTCTCTAGAGAATTTGCATCTAAATGGGTTTTGAATGGTCTTGACTTCTCACCTGCACCGATTGGACTTCTGCTGGAAGGTTCCTTTCAGTCACTTTTTAGGTTGACTGATTGGATCCAAACACATTGGTACCAATACGCGTCGTGATTGGAAAAGAGAGGATCACTCATGGCCCTCTGGGGTTTTCACCCAGAGGAGTTGGATAGCTCGTCGCCCCTTTGGGGGTCTTCGATCTCATCCCTCCGCTCTGTGAAGAACGTTGGGTTTACCAACTTTGTAACTTATTCTTACTATGTTAAGCTTGCTAAGCATTATGCTAGCTTGCCTGAACAAGTTCGAACTATGGGAAATTTAGATGCAGATACATTAGTATCCTCACATCCTTACGACCCACTCTTGGTTGACCTCAGAAATATAACTTCCTGGGGAAAACTAGATTGTTACTTAAAAGATTTTAATAACAAGAAACTCGCTTCCTTGGATAACTACGTCAAGAAACTTGACAAGCTAAACGTCAGAAGCTTAGTAACCGGATGGTTGAAGGAAAGTTCCCTTAAGGAATCAATCAACATGAATACTTATCATATTCTTGGTTGAGAGACTCTTCGAGAGTTCTTAGCTTCACCTATCCGTGCATCAAAGTTACACTTGCATACCATTCTTAATTCAAGAATTGCTGAAGGAAAGGTCGATATAAGGTACATCCCGGGAGATTTCCCTGATGAATTTACTGATATTTTTGATATCTTTAAATCCTTAGATTCGGACCCTGACTCCAGCTCTCTATGAGAAGTTTGGAAAACCAGTAAAATTTTAGATCGAGAAGTCATTGTTGACTCCCTTTTGATTGAATTAATAAGTTCCGAAACGTGGGCGAAATTACCCGCCTTTGTTAAGGTTCCTAAGAATCTTCGTAGCGTTGCCGATCTTCATTCCGAGTTTAATGACGTCTTTCGTCACCAGTTCTGGATTAAGGTATTGAAAAATACTTTCATCAAGGATGGTGCGAAATTTCGATCAAGTAAATTGGTTTGAAGAAAGCGCCGTCCTCGAGTTCTTAGGGTCTCAAAGAACAAACTTAGTTAGTTGAGATTCCCAAGAAAATGATATTGGCACCTTTGTTGAGCATTGCTCCTGTATCCAAACAGTATGGTACACCGTGAGGTGTACCACCGG